TCCAACCCAGCATTTTTCTTCAATCTTCTGAAGGTTTGATGGTGGAACTTGGATAGGGTCTGGAGTAATTAAGTCTGTGGTTTCAATTTCGGTTGGAACAAAGTCATCTCTCCAGTTGGAGAACTCATAACCTTCTTTCTTTGTGCTGTTACCCCAGTTAGCAGCACCAACTTTGCGGCACTTGGATAGAGCACCAGAAGCATAAGCACTTGGCCAAATCTTATAACGGGACTTGACCTTTTTGTAGCAAGCATCCTTCTTTTCTGATACTACTTCACCTTCTGGTTCAAAGTGTGCTTTTTGGAATTGTGATTTAAATTTGTGGATGTCCTCCTTTTTCCCACCAGTCCGTTCAACTGCCTTTTCAAAGGCTTTATCAAACTTTCCATCATACTTAGTTCCTTGGGTTGGATATTCTTCTCTCACCATCTTTGCCTTACCCTTTCTATTTGGGTTTGGATCTTCCTTACGCTTTTTCTTTGCTCTCTTGTTTCTTTCTTCCTTACTCATTGCTGCACGATCATCAGCGTCACGGCAGAATGGTTTGGTCTTTTGACCTTTCTGCTTAGCACAAGGCTTTCCATCATACTTACCACCTGCCTGAACCCATCCACCACCTTTAAACCAATCACGAAGTGAGTAGTCTTTATCTTTGGCAGACTTACCATCACGCTTACCTTCATCAAGGTCTTCCTTACCAGTCATGTAAGAAGCGGCAGCATCAGTATCATGCTCAGTATCAGTCAACTTCGCTTGCACCCAAGCAGGCAAGTTGTCGTTATCAGTTTTCTTAGCAAGTACTCTTGCCACCTTCTGAAGATTATCGATAGATTTTTTGACCTGTGTCTTTGCCATCGACACTTCATGGTCACCCTTTTCTTTTGCTTCGTTCACTTTTCTTCCTTGACAGTGTGCTCTTTGTGAAAAACCTTTTGGATTTTTGCAGTCAATAGACTTTTTATATTTCTCAGACCAACCTTCACTTACTGCTTCACCATTTCCATTACTACCGTTACCATTGCCGTTACCATTTTTCTTGGTTTCTTCTCCACCCTCTTTCTCTTCATGCTCACTATCTTTCATCAAACGTCCCGATCCCATGACATGGTAACCAACGGGAATTTTCTTACACTTCTTTGAAGTGTGGCAGTAGTAGTAACCCTTCTTGCAGGATTTTTTCATTATTACTATTCAGTCTTATTATTATTTAGAAAACCTTGCTTGAGTAGTTTCTGAAGTTCTGATGTGGAACCAACAAATACTGCGTTATTGGTGACAGTGTTTGGTCCTTTATTGTTACCAACATCCTCTTCCACGTCTTTCAGTTTCTTCTGTAAGTCAATTAACTTATCGGTTGTATCAGCAACACTCTTAATTAACTGACCTGCAACTTCATATGCTCTTGGACTGCCACCCTCACCGGCAAGTTCCATGATTCCATTGATTGCTTCTTGACCCTTTTCAATCAACGAATATAAGTTTGCTCTTGTATACTCATAGTCCTTTGAGATGTCAGTCTTCTGCTCAGGTTTTTTGATACTCTTTGGAGTATCGTCAACCTTAACAATGCTGCTCTCAACATTTAGAGCATCATCAATAGAATCAAATTCGGACATAAGTATTAAATATCAGTTTGTTGTGTGGGACTATAAGATTTGGAATCTCCTAAGTATTCCCATGTCTCAGTGAATCCAAAGTCATCACCAGGGTTAGCATCAATTGGATCTGGAACTGCGGTGTATCTAACCTCTCTCTTGGCAGTTGTTCTGTTTGTATCGGCGTACATATCAACTTGAACCTTACGAATAAGACCCTCAGGATTATCGGCAACAGGACCAAACAGATAAGTTTTGGCAGTGAATTGTAATGTATATATTAACGCTCTCCTTGTAGAGAAATCTCCCTCATAATCATCTTGCATTGAGACACTATTGAGAACAACTGGAATATCTCTCTTTTCCCCAATAGAATCTACTAAGTCGATAGTGAGATTAAAAGCAGGTTGAAAGTATGGCAATATCTGCTCAACTATCTGTAAAGCATCATCATTCAATTTGCAAAATATTGCTAATTCAAATCCAATATCATATGGAACAGGCATGAAAACCTTTTTCATATTATCACCATCAACTGCCTTAAAAGTCTGTGTTATACCAGTCTTTCTTGAAGGATCATAATTAATAGAAGTCATTTCAAATGACATTCTTGGTAGAGAGATTTGAACAGGTTTATCAAGGTTTCCCTGCTGCTCCAATCTTGCCAGAAACTTTTGGATTGGACCATATGCCAAGGGAACACTAACAATGCTGTTAGTTGAACCAGCAGCATCTTTATGTTTTATTTCAATAGCATTGAATAAAGTTCCAAACGATATAATAGTTTTACGAATAATTTCGTGGTAGTAATAAGTTCCTAACATTAGTATGTGCCAAAGGGATTAGATTCTGAGAAATCAATAATATTGTCTGCTTGCAGTTCAATTTCATCATTTTGTTTGTATTTATCGGTAGTTGTATTTGCCGAAGACACTGCAACAACATATTGTGCATTAGATTTTGCACCAGTAATAAGTTCGCCTGGTAAAAATCCACCCGTAGTAATTCCAATTCTCAGTATATTTGTATCAGTGTCCCACCTCTTCACTCTTGCTGTTGTTCCAGATCTGGATCCAGTAATTACTTCATTAAACCAGAATGTTCCAATTCCTGTGGTTGATGCAGCACCAACTACAACAGAAGGAGTAGTCGTATATCCAGATCCTGGATTTAATACATAAATCTGAGAAAGAACACCAGCAGGATTCAATACGAGGGAGTTGAGAGCTGCTCTAGCAGTAGCGGTTACACCTGCACCAACTGGAGGATCTATGGTTACAGTAGGTGCTGTAGAATATCCGGAACCAGCATCACTTACAAATATGGATATGACCCCTGTAGTATCTGTTTTTATTCCACAAGTTGCGGCAGCACCAGCACCTCCACCACCAGTGATTGTGATAGTTGGTGCTACAGTATAACCAGAACCAGCATTAGTAATTAAAATCTCCTTAACAGAAGTTATATTATTTCTTGTAGTCGTAATTGCTACTGCAGTAGCATTGGTTCCTCCTGCAGGCGCGGTAGTGATTCCAACTAAAGGAGTACTTGTAAATCCATATCCATCATTTTCTAAAGTGATTTCACTAATATATCCTGTTCCAATTGTAGCAGCTGCAACTCCTGTAGAACCACCATCAAACAACCTAAGATCTATAATGTAACCCTTATCATCAATAACACTATCAATAGCATCGATAGTTGTATCAAGAACTTCATCCTAATATTCAAAGAGTTCGCACTGAAGTTCAAATACGTAATTCTTTCCTAATTGATAAAAAGGTTTTTCGTGCTCAACAAATTTAACTTCAAATAATCTTTTACCTAGTGGGAAGTAGATTAAATCACCCTCTCTAGGTCTATTAAATATCTCAATCAAATTATCATCTTCTTCTTCAAGAAATGGTGCTATAAAATCTTCAAAGCGTTCTCTGGAGATTACCAAAGATAATTCATCTCTAACACTTACACCAAATTTTGTCATTATATCACCGGCACCACTATAACCTTCATAGTTATTAATGTATGCTTCTAGTAAAAAATTGTCATCAAATTTTGATGATTGAACTTCTTCTAAGATAGTTTGTTTTCTAACAAACTTTCTTGGTATATAAGTAACCTCAATACCATAAATCTTAAGTTGTTCGTTAATCAACTCTTGGACTAGATTTTGCTCTCCAGAAGAGCCTTGTAAGAAAAAGGGATTGAGTGCCATTATCCAATAAAGTCGAGAGGTGGTAATTCATAATCCATAGACATTCTTGCCTGAATTTCATCTATTTCTCTTTCGGCATCATCATATAATTGTCTACCATTGAGTTCAATTCCTCCAGGAAGTTTTACTCCGTTAAACTTAATTAAGTTCTGACCCCACTGACGCTTAATTAGTGCTGTCAAATATCTTTTTAAGAAACTATCATTATAAACACCAGTGTAAGATGCTGGATCTAATATTCTATGGCAGTCAATAACAATATAATCATCAACACTCATACTTCCCCAATCAATATCCAAATATAACCTATCTTGTCTCTTATTATATCTAATTTGTTTTTCTGGAGTTAATAAGAAATCAATGTCCTCCAAGTAGGTCTTGGTCATTGAATATTGGAGGAGTTCAACTGAGTTGAAATAGTAAAGATCATTTAAAAAAAGTTGATACTTAATACTAAACATTCCACCAGAAATGGAACTAGTATCAAACTTAAATATTTTTTCAATTCCAATAACCGAATCTGGAATTTGAATAAAATTGGAAGTTTCGTAAAAATTTGAAGTTACTGTACCATATCCACTTACTGATGTTGATGTGGCAGTAGTTGTTACAATTCCTGCGGTGTTTGAACTTCCAGTATTATTTGTAGCTCTTCCTCTATTGAGATCTTCTTGAGAAAATTTATATTTCAAAAACATTCTCTCAACACCATCAAAATGACGCTCTTGGAAGTATTGGAGAGCATCATCTACCAGGTCGTCAATTTGATCATCATCAACGTTGATCTCCAGAACTGGAGCGCCCAAACGTCTTAAACAATAATCAATCAGTCCTTGGCGTGTTGACGGTTTTGCCATTAGAATTCCCCAGCAGATAAATTATCTACTTTTTGTGTAGTAGTTTTTTTCTTTGTTGATAATTTTTCCAATTCCACTTCTTGTTCTTGAACTTTCTTTTTCAGAATTTCAACATTCTGATTTAATGTCATGACTTTTGCCTCTAAAGCAATTGCTTGTGAAAGAAAATCAGAAATTTTTTGTTGATAAACAAGAATCAAATTTCTATAATCAGTTTCATTCATAGTTAACTATAAAAAAAGGTGGGACTAGCCCACCTATATTTATAATCTCTAATTAATTCTAGACGAAGGTTCCACCATCAATTGTGATGTTCTCTAGGAATCTTTCAGACCCTGTGCAAGAAATAACTTGCGATTCTCCAGCACAATCATTGATATGAAGTGCTCTAATTTCTAATTCGCCATAACCTGAGTCGGCAGTTGCAGTTAAGACACTACCAGACTCTGATACATTAGAAGCAACAACAATTCTAGATACAGAATCGTCCCAATAAACTGCTGCTTTTTTGGCAGAACCAGAATAATAGTGGAAAATTAAACCAACATCAATATCGGCGTCAGAACTAGGTGCAACTAAATCTCCAGCACTATTGACAAGACCGACTTCAACCAAAGAGTCTTCGACCTTCAGAGTCTCAGTATTGACAATTGTCTGAGCACCTTTTACAACAAGATCTCCATTAACTGTCAATGTTGATGCGATAGAAACATCACCAGTACTATCTGTGATAGTGATAGCAGATGTTCCGTCTTTTGCCTTAACATTGGTTACTTCGATGTTTGTTACATCAATAGTATTATTAACTGTTAAGGTATTGCTACTGAAGGTTAGATTTCCGTTGCTGTCATTGACAGCTCCACTAGTGCCTGCAACAAGAACATCATTTGCAGTTAAATCACTAACAATTAAAGAGTTAGTAGAAAGATCTGTGCCGTCATAGGTTAAATTGCCATCATCTTCTACTGCTCCACTAGTACCTGCAATAAGAACTCTATTGTCAGTTAAATCTGTAACAATTAAAGAGTTAGTAGAAAGATCTGTGCCGTCATAGGTTAAGTTAGCATCACCTTCAAGTTCTCCAGAAGTTCCAGCAACAACAACTTGATTGTCGATAAGATCACCAATAGCAGCACTACCAGCAGCCAAAGTATCAATGTTTGCTGTTCCATCAATATAAAGGTCTCGCCATTCTAGAGAAGAGGAACCTAAGTCATAAGTATCATCATCATCGGGAATAAGGTGAGAATCTATCCTACCATTAACGATAATATTATCACCAGTGCTATCACCGATAGAAATATTTCCATTAGTTCCACCAGCAAAAGTAACCATCCCCACAAAGTAGGAATTGCCCGTTACTGACAATCCAGCACCAATAGTTACATTCTTATTAATACCAAGACCACCATCAATCTGAACGGCACCAGTATCAGCATTACCTAAAGTATTGTCTGTAGTATCACTAAATGTAGTAATACCTGTGAAAGTTGAGTTGTTGGAACCAGCTACCCATGATAAATTACCACTACCATCACTAGTCAAAACTGAATCAGCAGGACCATCATCAGATGGCAATGTCAGTGTATAATTAGCAGATAATGAATCTGGTGACTTGATGAGTATATTATTTGTTCCATTACCAGTTCCTTCAACAAATTTTACACCACTACCAGTAGAATCAGTTCCTACCGACCAAAATCTTTGTGAACCAACGAATATATTGGATTCTGTAGTGCCGGCACCAGTACCAATATATAAATCGTATCTGTCTGTCGTAAAACCAGGTTCACCTGCACTCAGAGCGGGCAGATCAGCAAAAGCACCCCTTTTAAACTGTAATACAGGAGAAGCCATTTGTTATCGTTCTATTTTTATATATTTATATTTTTAACGTCCTCAAAAACTGCCATAATCAACCACACCATCAAATGTGCCGTCAACCAAATCTAAAATGGTAGATGAAGGAACGTGTATATATTCAGTTCCATTGAACATTAATAGTGTGTTTGTTGTTCTATCGTCAATATTAACATCAGTAACTTCTTGCATTCTGCCAAGAGCGGCAGCAGACTTATTTGATGCTACTACCTTAATAGCATTTTGCTGACCAACTCTTACCGTTGTTGTGTTGTTGTTAGTTTTTACTTTGATTGCCATTAGAATTTGGTTACTCCTACCCTAACTAGTGCAGTTCCTTCAACAACTCTACTCATTACTGAATATGGGTCAGTAATAACTACATCATAAACATACCTACCCTCTTTTAGTGCTGCTGTTTGTGAAGTGGACAAACCTATTTTTATTCTTCCTGTGCTTTCACTAAAAATTTCAGAAGTAAATGTAGTAACACCACTAGCACTGGGATGCTTTCTCATTTCTGCTTTAATACTATATCCAGATAGATTTAAGGCAGCGTTTGTTGTACTGTCTTCCAACTCATAAACCTGACTAAAGTCAGTTCCACCATTAATTGTTATATTAGTGACGTATACAGCAGACATTTTCTAATAGTCTTTTGCAACTATTTATCGTATCATCGTTGCAACAACTTCTTGTTGTTTAAGATATAGTTTGATATATGCTTTTGCACAATTTCTGAGAACATCAGGATCATCGCAATCGTCAAGTTCTCTTGACGACTTTTCATATTCAAACATTTTTGACATTGTTTCTAGTTCAATTTTGTCTGGATCCATTGATGACCTCCATAAGTAGGGATTTTATTTCATTAATGTCTTGTTTTATTTGTTCAATTTCTTCCCTCTGTCTTTGTTTTTCAGATCTTAATCTAACATATTGTAAATATTCAGCAGTATTAGTATTTACAATAGCACCTGAGTTTTCA